ACTCATTTCGTGGATGCTGTCACAAGCGATAGTTCTAAAGATTTTGTCTATCTTGCTGATCGTTTGGTTGAACTTGACAGAAAAGGTGCCAATATTGAACGCCTTACCACTGCTGCTGTTGGGATGTCTGCTGAGTCTGGAGAGTTTTTGGAGATCGTTAAAAAGATGGTGTTCCAAGGTAAACCTTGGTCAGTCGATAATCGAGAGCATCTTATTATTGAGTTGGGTGACGTTATGTGGTATGTAGCACAAGCATGTATGGCACTTGACATTAGTTTTGATGAGGTCATTGAAGGTAATATTAAAAAGTTAGAGAAGAGATATCCTGGCGGTAGTTTTAACATCGGTGACTCAGAGAACCGTGCAGCAGACGACCTTTAATAATTTTCATCAGTTATCTCCTGTCATAGTATATGAGACAGAGATAAAAGGTTTTCTACCATCTCTTTACAAAAGTTTTGAGGACGGTAGTTTTGACAATTCTACTGGTAAAATAACTGGTGAGTTGAATGGTAAAGTTCTGATACATCAGGACACTAGACTAGCACCTTTTTTCAGAGAACTTAAGAAATCTGTAATAAATTATCTTGAGCATTTTAATATAGATAAAAGAACTTTTGAAATAAATTTTACAAAAACTTGGTTTACTATATGTGATCCAAATCAAACGTTTCCAATGCATTATCACTCATGTTCTCATATATCATGGGTGTATTACATACAAACGCCAGGTGATCCTATAGTTTTTCATAAAAAAAATTCAAACGAGTGGTTTGGAGATGCGTTTAAATTTTCAAATCAGTACACATACACAAATATGGAGGGATATGCTATCAATCCTAAAGCAGAACGCTTGGTTATTTTTCCTGGTTCTCTCGAACATTATACTACTACTGAGCCTAGAGAACATAGACGGATTAGTCTTGCGGGTGATGTTATTTTGACACTAAAGGATAGAACCAATTCAGAAAGTGGTCTACTATCACCCCAGTATTGGAAGCAGTTCTAAATAATATATGCTATAATAGAAGAAAGAGGAGACACCATGTCAGGCATGAGCTATGGCGACTATGGCAAGAGAGATAACACTGGTAAAGGTGTGTCTAGAATTGCAGTGCTATTAGATGCTATCAGAAATGGAACTCCAATAGAGGTATCAGGTAAAGGTAATAAAGTAATACAATTTAATGATCCAGATCTTGAAGCAGAAATGATATCAGCATCTAATACTTTAGATGATGGTGTGCATCAATCATTTGCTGACAAATTTAGTGGTAAAAGAGTTTTAAAATATTATTACCAACAGGGTAATGTAAGTAAATCTGTTCCAATATTATTAACCAACATAGAAAAGACAAGAGCATTTGGTAGCACAGGTGGTTCTGGTGCAGGAGCAGGAAATACAGCACTATTTGAGAGTGCTGCAGCATGGTTTGCTGCTGTTAGATTTAATCAATCAGAAGATTTACCAATAGATAGTTTTCCATCTGAGAAAAAGATCGCAGCGGTTTCTGCAAAAGTATCTACTGATAAATCTTGGTCTGAAGTAAAAAGTTTTTTAGAAAATAATCAGGACTGGGTAGAGTCTAGTAACAAAACTGCAAACGCATTATACTCTAGATTTCAAGGTGGAGACTACACATGGTACAGAGGTAAAGGAACTATCATAAATGCACTTTCTAATGCATTTACAAGACTACAAAACACACATATTGTTCCTGAGACTGGACTACAAGCAAAACCATTTGCTAACCTAAACAAATGGACACCCGCTGACCTCTGGGCATGTGATACATCATGTGTATCTTCTGCTGACATGAAAGGATTTACTACATTTGCAGCATTTAACGAGTTCTTACAACAAAATGCACGTAGTGGAAAATTAATTGGTATATCTTTAAAACAAGTTGAACGTAAAGATGCTAACTTACAAGAAGTTAACATGGGAGAGGTAAAAAAAGTAGCAAAATTGAGTGGAATATATGCAAAATCTTTTACATCTTTGGACGTATGGATGTATACCTCTGGTGTTAATTTATCCGTGCAGTTTAGAGATACATCTGGTAACGCAGGATTGACATGGCAGGGAGAAGTTATAGGATCTGCAGCAAAACACGGTAAAATAGGTGGTGGTGTCATAAATTTACTATGCGAACAGGTATATGGATCACCTCTTTATGGCAATCTTGATAATATAAAAACTCAGGCAAGAAGTGGTGCGTTAAATGTTCCCATATTACGTCTATCAGCATCACATCGTGCTAATATAGATGGTTCTATGAACACAGAAGGTAGAACTAAAATATCAGAAATTACTGCTGACCTCATACAAGAACAATACGAGAGATCAGATCCAAAAGGACAGTGGAGCTTCTCAAAATACATGGGTTTATTACTGATTGACAAACTATCAAGTGGTAGTGCGGATGAGTTTGCTCAGTTGTTATATTTGTATGCTACATCACAGTCAAGAGAGTCAGCACCATTCTTCAAGGTATCATAATGGCAAACGTAACTCAACTAAAACACTTAGAACATATAGAAGATGAGATACTCAACCATGGATCTGCAGGATGCATGGCATCAGTCTCTGCTATGCAGGAATTGTTGCGTATGTTAGGTAAGAAACCTAGTAGTGGTTATATGCAAACTAAATGGGATGGTGCACCATCAGTTGTATGTGGTAAACACCCTGCAAATGGTCTATTTTTTGTAGGAACTAAGTCAGTTTTTAATAAAGAGAAACCAAAAGTATGTTACGACGAATCAGATGTTGATATGTATTATGGTGATGCTAGTCCTGACCTCATATCAAAGTTAAAATTGTGTATAAAATATTTTTCATCACTACAAATGGATTCAGTTTGTCAAGGTGATTTATTATTTACAGATGACGTAAAAACAGAGACTGTAGATGGTGAAGAGTTATACACTTTTAAACCAAACGCTATAACATATGCCATACCTGTAGATCATCCTCTAGGTAAAAAAATATCAAAAGCAAAAATAGGTATAGTATTTCATACATCATATACTGGAAGTGATATTGCAACCATGTCTGCAAAAGCAGGAGCTCCAACATTTAAATCTACAGGAGATGTTTTTCTAGTAGAGAACGACACACCTATGGATGATATATCTGTAGACAAATCTGTGTTAAGTAAGTTTGAACAAAACATAACTCTTGTAGATGCCATGTGTAAAAAGTCTGCAACCTTTTTAGATCATATAGTAGATAACATAGGCACTACAGGTGATAAAAAATTTCATGTAGCATCATACTTAAAACAGTTTTTTAACGCAGAGATACGTGGTGGAAAATCAATAGGCAATCCAGTAACAACCTTAAAAGCATTAGGTACATTTTACAAAGAAAAAATGGACGGTATTATTTCTAAATTAAAATCAGATAAAGCAATAATGCAAAGAAGACAACAACTATATGATGGATTAGAATATCTGGAAAAGAATGAACAAAATTTTATTGCAATGCTTACGTTGTATATAAAAATTATAGAATGTAAGGATCTTGTTATGGAACAACTAGATCACCTAGAAACATTTAAGACATATGTTCAGACTGACATGGGTTATAAGGTAACCAATCCAGAAGGATATGTTCTACACCACAATGGAGACATGATCAAACTCGTAAATAGAATTGAGTTCTCCTACATCAACTTCACCCTAGCAAAGTCATGGAAATAGTTGACTATAAATGCGTATATTTTACCTTTGGTAGGTTCCAACCTCCTACTACAGGTCATGCTGAGAATTTTAAGGCAGTAAAAAATACTGCAAAGGGGTGTGATTGGTTCATATATCTCTCACAATCTGTAGATAGTAAAGGATCTAACCCATTAGACCCTGACAGGAAATTATATTATGCTAAGAAAATGTTTCCTAATTTTGCCAAGCATTTTAGATCAGGACCTAAAGATCCAGTGGCAATATTAAAAGAGTTACAAACAGAAGGATATGATGATGCTATGTTTGTTGTAGGTTCTGATAGAGTCAATGCTATGAAGTGGGTCAAAAACTATAATGGTAAGGATTTTTTCTTTAGAAAATTAGATGTAATATCTTCTGGAGATCGTGATGCAGATGGTGATACCTTTGCAATATCTGGAACAAAAATGCGGAGGGCAGCAGTGGCAAATGACTTTGATACATTCCGAAAAGGTATACCAAAGGGTCTCAACGATAAGGATACGCGGAAGATGATGGAAGAAATTCAATCTAATATGCCTAAGTTGTATAAATAAGTTTGATATGTATACCTATATTAATGAAAAGTCTTTCAGACTTCACTAAAAAATCCAAAGTTGCGGAAGCAAATATCACCAAAGATAAGTTTTATAAGAACGAAGTCTACAAACAAGGTGAGTGGGTTTTGACTGAGCAAGGACAGGTCGGTAAAATACACCGCAGAGGTCCTAACTACGTACTATGTCTTACTGCAGAGAACACAAAGTTCCGCAGTTGGATCACAGACATCAAAGAAGTATTCGAGATTGGAACTGATGCGTATCGAGAGTATGTTATGTCTATAACACCTGGTCAGAAGGTTGCAAAACCTAAAAATACTGTCAAGGTACCAGAGACTATCCCAAGCAAACACCCTACAAATAAGATGGACAAAAACGAGTCAAAAAGTCTAGCAGATTTAGCTGCTGAGACAATGCTAAACCCTAAATTCAAGTCTATGAAAGAGACTTGGAGATATGATTACTCCGCTAAGATGGCAAACACAGACATAAAAGGTCTTGGTGCTGATGGAGTTGGTGGCGGTGACGCACCAGGCATGAAACTTGCAGAACCAAAAGGTGAAGAGGGTAAACCAACTGTTAAAAAGGTAAAGCATTCATGTGCTACTAAGGTGGAACATCCAGAATGGGGTGTTGGTAATTGTTTAAAAGAACAGCATACTTTAGATGAAGAAGGTAACGTCAGTCATTATGATGTTATGTTTGAGCATGGACTAGAGCAGAATGTTCCTGTCATAGACATGGAAATTACTAAAGAAGGTATGCATGAGCATGCAATTAATACAGATAAGGACGAGATATCAGAAAAGAATCTTGATCCAGTAAATCCAGTTGCAATGGGTAAGAAGTATAAGGATAGAAAAGATAAAGATTTAGATAACGATGGTGACACAGATAGCAGCGACAAGTATCTTCATAAGAAGAGAAAGGCAATCTCTAAAGCAATGAACAAGGAGCATCATGAGAAAGATGCTGATGGTAAAGTAATTGAGCATGAAGAAGAAGCACCAGGAACACCCGCTTCAGTAGAAGAAGGTAAGAAAGGTCTCTATGCTAACATCCATGCTAAGAGAGAAAGAGGTGAATCACCCGCAAAACCTGGCGACAAAGACTATCCTGCTAAGGATGCTTTCAAGAAGGCAGCAAAGACTGCTAAGAAGGAAGAGGTAGAAGTTGATGAGAGTATGAAGCAAGCACGTAAGAACGTTGGTGCATCTACTTGTTGGGATGGATACAAGGCAAAAGGAACTAAGATGAAAGGTGGTAAGAAGGTTCCTAACTGTGTTAAAGAGTTCTCTGAATGGAGAGCACTTGCTGAAAAAAAGTAAATGGTCCTGTGGAGGTCATGCCATCACTGGATGACCCCGATGGCATGAAGTCAGGACAAGAAAAGAAAATGCCCAAGGTTAAGAAAGACAAATACCAGAAAGAAGAAGCTTGCAATGGAAGCAAGAAGGGTGTAGAATGTCCAGTACACGGAGAGAAAGATTGCACATGACATACTTTGCAGATACTTTTGGATACGATGC